ATAAGTTGCATTACACATCCTCCAACGGGTCAGGCGGCTCTTCCTCGGATAGCCCCCCAAATTCTAACATGGCAGCCTCAAGGCCCGGCAAGTCGCCCGCTTCTATAAACGAGTTAATCAGGCTATCAGACAGTGCCTCAATAGGGATTAGCGGGGTTGTGCTTATGCCGTCGCCAGCTAATACCCTGGCAGCGTCGGCCTTGACTTTGAATATAGCAGCCTTTTCTGTTTCGCTCATCTGCCACAGCGGGTTGAACGTGAACCAACATTCTTTCGGGTATTCGCCAAGGGCTGAGCGAACTACCACATTCAGCAGCTTTTCCAGCGGCTCACGTAAAGTTAACTCCTGTTCAGCACCGATGCGGTTGTAGTAGTTTTTCTCGTCACCCTCACCAGTCGCGTTCATGCCGCTAGGGGATTGGCCCAAGAATCGACTGGCCGGGATGTCAGCGGCACCAGAGACGATCTGAAGCTGTAAGCGCTGGACTTCGGGCAGTTGAGAAAAGTTGATTGTCTTCTGCTGGTATTCGTCTTTGCTATCCAGTACCAAGGCGTTAACCGTTGATTTCATGCTTTGGACTAGGTTAAACCGCTCTACCACTGCCTTTTTGTAGACTTCGGATTTCATGCCCTCCATGAAGCCGTCGATATGATAGACGTCCACCTTGGCTTCTTGAACCAGTGCGGCAATGCCTTGCTGCCCGGCAGTGGCGTCTTTAATAGCGATCTCAATGGCGTCAAGTATGCTATCACCCCAGCGGTCTACCAAGACTTCCCAGTCTGTAGGGAGGTCAGCGCCGATGAAGCGCACAACGCGGGAGGGGTGAATGCGGACAGTGCCACCAGCAGCGCCCACCAGATCGTAATAGGTGGGTTCCATGTAGGTCGGTGACATGGGGTCATAGTCGAGCAATCCGCTGGTCATGTGGTAGCGATCCATAACTTTTAGGAACGCGACGCCACCTTTGCCAACGGTATTTGGGTTCAGCGGTGTTGAGTGATCGTCTGAGCCGTCGCTGATAAGGATGGCTGAGCCGCCGTAGAGTCTGGCTTGTTTGATTGCGTTGAAAACTTTACTTAGGACGCCGAGGCGCTTCTCTTCGGCCTCAATTGCGGTAATCTGATCTTTATCGCACTGCCAAGCCCAGCCCTCACGCATCATGTCAAACGCAGGGATGTCCACGGCCTTGCGACACATCCAGTTAGAGCGGTAAGCGGCTTCGACCTGTTGGCGATCAAGCGGCTGAAAGTTCCAGGTTCCGTGTGTAGCTTTGTCGCGGTCGCTGCCGAGGCCAGACACAGCGTTAACTAGGCCGCGTGATACGTCTGCGAAAAAGTTGCTCATGAATAGACTGCCATCATGTCGTAGCCTTGATTTCGGATTAAGGGGGCTAGAGCGTATCTAACCGAGTCCCATCTGTGATTGTTATCATCCCCTATTTTGGGAAGTATATCACCTGTTCGCTTGTCTGTCTTGTAACTGTAAAGACGGGCCTCTTCTTGCATATCTTTACATCGAGTATGGATAACGATTTCATCAAAGGTTTTGATAAACTCAACTCCATCCTCAACGCTTCCGGGCCATTTTTCAACACCCGTAATTTTTGGCAAGCCGTGGCGCTTCAGGTAGCTTATTGACTCCGGCCTGGCGCTGTCTGCCCTTATGACGTAATTGACAACAAGCGGGTCGGCGTCCATGAAATACTTGGCTGTATCATCTAGCTCTAGCCCTACCTTTCCCGCGTCTTGGTCAATATAAAGCGTATTGCCCTTTATGTATGTTCGCACAAAGCAGCTAGGGTCATTAGCAAAGCCCCAGTCAAGGCCGTACAGGGGTTCGCCAAATGACTCGTCAGGCTCAAACTCATCTACTCGCCAATTTTTGAACACCTGTGATTCTGACTTGGTATTGTGCTCACCTAGCCAGATGTGGGCATACCGCTCATAATCGACGCGCCTTTGCCAGTCTGCAAGCCTGACCATTTTTTCAGGACACCAAGGGTTTTCGTAATAGTTCACGTGAACTAAACTTGCATTAGGGTTGTCATTAAAAAGAGTTTCAACAGCGTCATCTGGCTGCTCAGGGTTCCAGCTATACCACTGCTCACTTCCAGGCTTTCTGATTGTCGGGCTTAGCAGCTCAATGGATCGTTGGCTCAGGCTTTGCGCCTCTTCGCACCATGATAGGTCAAAACCTTCAAGGGATTTAATTGAATCCGCTGTGTGATCCTGCATGCCTTCAAAGATAATAATACCATGAGCGCCAATCCGCCGGATCTCTGTGAGCTTTATATCAAACAGATTAGACACGCCAAGAGCCCGGATCTTATCTTCTATCAGCTTTTTAGCCGAGAACTTGAGTGACCTTTGTATCTCACGTATGCAGACACTTTGCTGGTCTGGATTTCTAACATGCTGCTCTACCAACATCTCTGCCATGAAATGCGACTTTCCAGACGACCGCCCGCCTTTTGCGCCCTTTATCTCGCTTTCTTGTAATAGCGGAACGGCCCATCTAGGTGTCTGTATTTGTAGGGTCGATGATGACACGCTCTACCTTGTTGATTGATTCGCCGTTGGTGGTGTGGTCTACCTGCTGTTTGTCGTGCCAGCTAAACCGGTTCTTCATATTGAAAATCCAAACCGTAGCATTTCCATCGGCTCCGGTTGTCATTTTACGGCCTTGACGCTCCCACCAAACTTGGCAAAGATCTTGCCCGCTTTTTACGGTTCGTCGAAAATCGTCTGAGTCTTCCAGCAATGTACCCCATGCCGACTCGCCTAAGCCTAGAATGCACCGCATTTCAACGGCGCTGCCGCCTTCTTGTCCACAGTCCATGATGATCTGCTTCCAGTCTTTTTTGAGGTCTTCAACTGTGGTTCTTGGTCTGCCTAGGGTTTTTTTAGTTTCCATACGATTACTATACACCATTCTCTTTCAAAAGGTCATCCAATAAGTAGCATCTGATCGTTTGCGTGGCGGCTGCCCTTTGATGAATTGCACCCACGACAAAGACATTGAGTGTTTCGCCTAGAATGCTCGCCTCCTTTTGAAATAGGAATTATATGATCTAGGTTTGGGTATTTTATGTGGTATATGTTTTTGTAATCTGGCCTCGTTTTTATTCCGCAGGCTTGGCATATGTAGCGGTCTCGCCTAAAAATCTCTTTCGATGTAAAATCTTCGACGGTTACTCCTGCCCTTAATGCTCTATATTTGTTAACTCCCTTTGACCTAACAGATCTCCCTGCCTCCGTTTTGTTGTAGTTTCTAACCCTGAGCTTAACGGCCTCTTTGTTTTCTCGATAATATCTCAGCCCGTGCTCTCTAGCACTTTCAGGATTTTTCTCTCGGTAAATTCTTAGATACTCTATGAGTCTTTCTCGGTTTTCTTGTTGATATTTTTTAGCATGTTCTAATTTTTGTACTCGGTTTTTTGGTATTTCTCTTTGGCCCTCTTTCGCATTTTTTCCGGGTTTTCTTGGTAATATTTCCGGGCTTTTTCTAAAATTACTTCTTTGTTTTTTACGTAGTTATCTCGACCATACTCTTTAGTGCAGGCCCTACAAGAAGCAGTTATTCCGTTTTTCCCTGTCTTGTGCTTATAAAATTCAGATATGGGTTTATCTTCTTTGCAGCGAGTACATACTTTCATACGATACACCTCAGTCAAAAGGGCAGTCGAAAGGAGTTGCGGAAACCAGCGACTAACTGGCGTTTGGGGATCAGCCTATCCGCCCGTTTATTATAGCAAAAAAAGACCCCTGAAAAAAGGGGCCAAAGGTCAACGGAAGCATACATTCACCGGCATGCCAGCGGCGCGAAAGTAGTGTAGTGACCGGAGTTGAACCGGGGCTCAGTAGCAATAGGCGTGTAGTGCCCATCTGTTCGACCCGAGGCGACTAAGCCAGACCCCAACAGCACTTTATCCACTAAGGGCGCATCCCGTTGTGCGCTCACTACACTAAATAGGACTCTGTTTGGCCGCCTTTGCGCCAAGCGCGGATTTTTATCTGATCCGTCAGAGCCCTAATTGGTGCCCGCTTATTACGCCAAGTGGGTTGCGTGTCGCCTATCCCAGCGTATGCAAGCAAAGCGGCCGGGGAAGACTAGGCGGAGCGTCCTCCGCTTGTGTTAATCATAGCAAAGTGCTGAAGACTTCACAAAGAATATCAACGTGATAAGTTTTGACCGTACCAAAGATTGAGCTGTGCGCCGTTCCAGTTTCTAGCTCGTTTTCTTTGGACAGTTTAGTTGCCTTGCGGCCCAGTGCGTTTGCCCGCTTAACGTCGACGTTAATACCGCGAAGTGACGCGTACCCGGCGACAGTATAAAACTGCTCGGGTGATGCCGTCATTTTTGCTTTCAGGTTTTCCAGTTCTAGGCGTTGGCTGGATTGCTCCTGCTTAACCTGGTCGATCTGTGTCAAGGCCATGACCATTGCGGCCAACTGCGGGTCTTGAATTGGCGCGACTTGTGCTTTCGCCTGCTTTTCACACCGAATAAAATACTGCCGCGCCTCTCGGCCTTGATCGTTGTTCTCAACCATGGACAACTCTTTGGCCATGTCTATTGAAATATGATAATCGGTGGTTGGTCGACCGGCTTGGGGATTTTCGCCAGAAACGGCGAATACTACGTAATCTTCATTTTCTAAAAATCCATACTTCTCTATGCGGGCTTTAATCCAGTTTGAGAAGTCCCTGCCTACTTTCAAAAATCCGTGAAGTTCCCGCGCATTAACGGTTTGCACTTGGTCGCCGTTGATTGCTTCGCTTGCAACTAGAATCAAATCTTTCATATCAAGTTCCCATAAAAAAAGTTAGCACATTAACTCAGGTGATAGTGACGGAAAGGACGCCGCTGAGAGAATGCACTAACTGTTTTAACCTCTCGTTTAGTGGGCCTATCACAACCCAAGTACAGTATACATCAAACCGTCCGCCGATGTTAGTAATTTGGAAGATTTAACATTACAGCCTTGTACAGAGCTTCGTCATCCATCTCTCGTTCGATCAGCGCGGGGACGGCGGCTCGCTCCTTTCTGCGCGTAAGCTCTTTGTTGCTGGAGTTGTATGCCATGCCTGCGCACGGTCTGCGGCTCCAAAGGTCTTGCCCGCAGTGCTGGTTTTTCTGTGCTCTGTGGTGTTTTGTGCGGCTCACGACTGGCCCCTTGTTAGTCCTTTGGTGGTTTTAGCATACCAGCCTCAAAAAGCGCCTCAGCAGCGTTCCGCTCGGTTATCACATCATCTTGAATCAGGACTTGGGTGGCGATGCGGATTAGCTCTTCGCGCTCGGTCTGGGCCCGGGTGCGGACTGGCCGAAGTTGCTCGGCAGCGTCCTCAACGAAAACAATTAGCTCAGACCCTCCACAGCTAACAATAATAATGCTGCTGCCAGCGTACTTTACAATCGCCGCTGAAAAACATCCTGTGCCTGCCCAGTCGCATTCGCACACCTCGCCCACTTCCGGCTGCCATGCTTCTACAGGGCGGATCGCAGCTTTCTTGGCGATATCCCACAACGTCACGGCCACCTGGCCCAGTTCATCCGAAAGATCCTCGTCGTTCTGGTAATCGCAGCCAAGGTTGTGCACCTGGTTGCCAAGCTCACCAATGCGAGCGGCGGGGCAGTTGTCGTCCATAGGGTTCGCATTTACAGGCCGCGGTGTGTAACGACTATTCCCCAAGTCTTCCAAGTTGTCGGTACGAATCCATCCGCCGCCATGCCAGAAATTTCCTTCTTTGCACCACAAGTCAGCAAGCGTATCGAGATGGGTAGCTTGGTCTGGCGCTTCATTCCAATAAATTCTCATGTTTTCTCCAAAGTCTCGATTTTGATACCGCAATCCTCACGCCCCATCACAACGGCTATACCCCGATAATGCGGTATACCAGCAGCCGCGTCCCATTCTGACCACGCCATAAATCGCTGGCACGTGTTTCTGTGCTCACACCACTTGCCGTCAGGGTCGAAATCCATTCTTGCTGCGCAGCGGGTAACATCATATGGAATGGTTTTCATGGTGGCT